CCAGAATTTAGGTTAGCTGTGGCCTCGCAGCCCCTTTTCGATGCCAAACAGCGACCTAGCGACATCGTCCGTGATCACCTCGCCTTCGTACCGCTCCGTAGGAGCAGTGCTGCGCATGGCATCAACGGCGGTGCCGACTGAGACAGCTACCGCCACGGCCTCATCGACCGTGAAGCGGTAACGTGTCATGCGATTAACTCCGCCTCCGGTAGCGTCTAGAACGTCCGAGGTGTCGATAAACACCCAGGACGCGTACGCGTCGGATTTTTGGAGCTCCGCGAACAGGTAACGCACGCCACGGTTCTCGCTGGCGTCCTCGCGTGTGCGTTGCGCGAATACAACGTCGAGGGTTTTGCCCTCTTTGTCGTAACGCGAACAGTACGCGAAAGCGAAGCTAGGAGCCGGCATGCATACGACCCTCTTCGGGCCGACCTCGATTGCGATATTTCCTGCCATGTTAAGCCTGGTTGATGGTGAGGGCCTTGATCAGCGCCTCGAGTTGTAGGTTGTTGTACGCGTCGGTCCCGAACAAACGTTTCCAGCGAGCCGCTGCGTGGCTAACACGCACGGCGTCTGTATTGATCGCGCTCATCTCGCGTCCCAGACCGAGGAACTGCTTAATGAACGTTTCAGCCTCGGGCTCCGCTTCGAAGAAGTAACGCTTCGTCGCGCGCACGAGTTCGTAGAACGGCGGACGCACCAAAATGCGGCCACGGCGTGTGTAGTACGGAGTAGTGTTCACCGTACGCTTGACGAGCTCTTTCGAGTTCCAAGTTTCCTTGAACGCCACTAGCTCGTCGAACCCCGAGGAGGTGTTCTCCACGATCAACTCGCGGAGCGCGGTACCCTGGGCCCACGATGCAGGATCGATGAGATCCCACGTAAGCAGCGTAGCAGGAGACATCGTATTGTCGCCAGCCGCCGAGGTGCGGAGGGCGATGTCAGTCAACAGGTCGGTCGCCGAACGTTGGTACGGCTCGATGTTGGATACGACGCGGTTATAGACAGGCGAGAACCACTCGTACACGGTCTGGTTCGTCTTGCTCTCAAAACCATTTTTGAGGCGCATAACGAGATCAGGTGTGTCGAAGCGCACCTCCAGCTCGTAGCTCTTGTCGTCCACGGAAGACAGCGCGCCTAACGCTTTAGCGCCAGGCGAAGCAGCCGCGCTGCGAATTACCGCCGGTGTTTCGAATGCGTTGCTGAATGTGGCCTCCGATCCTCGGGGCTCGCCCGAAGGACCGTAGAACGTAGCGACGCGCATCAGATCCTCGCGATAGGCGCTAACCTGCATGTCACGATCCCAGTTGAACGTTTCGCTCGAGTCTGCTGCGACGCGAGTGAACGGCCCAAAAGGAAGGGTCCATACGTAGGAGAAGGTCAACGTTTGCACGTGCGGCTGGAACAAGGCGAACAACTCGTGAATAGAGGTGTTCGACGTGAGGCGCCCAAAGCGAAGGAACGGCCCCGGCTCTACTACCGACAACAGTTCGCGGAAGGTAGCTTCCACGTGAGCATCGTCGATCTGAGCAATGGCCAGACCACCGGACTTGTCCTCTTCAGCGGTGTAGCGCGCTGAAGCGCTGCGACCGGGAGAACCCGTGCCTACGTTGCTTAGCACAACGTAAGCCGAGCGCTCCGCCTGTGTTAGCGGAGCGCCCGATGCGATGCGGAAGCCGAGGTCCTTGACGGCGAGCTTAATACGCTCAGAAAACGTATTGCGGAGATACTCCAGTGCCATCACGTTCTCGATGAACGCGTTGACGAAGTAGATCATCTCGTTACACGTTGCCCACTCGCCGCCCATGTCACCCATCGAAGGGAACGTGATGCGCGAGCTGAGCATGCGGTCGATGGCTTCATCTACCGTGATGCGGTTCGTCCGGTGGTATTCAAGAACCACAGGATAACGGTCGAAGTGCCCCATCTTGTGCATGATACGGCACATGATGTGCGCGAACGCCTTTTGCACGTCCGAACCGACGGTGTACTTCTCGTCCTCGGAACCGAGGCCTACGATCTCGTCGATCTGCAGAGCGCTGACGCGCCGCCGCAGGTTAAACGAGTACGACTTAAAGAAGGAGGTGGTTAGGGCAGTGAGGCCCTGGCCCCCGTTACCAGCCCGATAGACGGTGGAGCACCAGCCATACATGCTGGTAAAGAGCTCTTTTTCACAGATACCTGCCAGACGATACATCAGAGGATCCTCGAGATTGTGAAGGGGTTGATTTGAGTTTGATTTGCAGAGTAGCCGAGAGACGAGAGAGCCTGCGCTGTTACGACGTTGTTCAAGCGCACCTCACGCATCTTCCGGGCTCCTCGGTCACGATATACGATAGTATAGCCTTGAGTGATCTCCATCTGAGCCTCGCAGGCGCCTTCAAGAATATCAACTCGAGGGAAGAGCTCGCTGTTTACGGTCGCAACGACCGCAACTCGCTGCTCTCTAGCGAGCGCGTCAATAGCCAGCGTCGCCCAGATAGCTGAGCGAGGCATACCACCCGGGAGGGTAGTATCGGGCACGTTCTTCTTCACCGTAAGGCAATAGCCGTAGAGTGAAAGAAAGTGCGTAACCGAGTCAAGGACGATTACTTTAGGTGCTCCGGCCGCTACGGACTCCACGATCTTAGTGAAGCCGGCGATCGGATCAGCGAATAGTGATACGTCCCCTTGATTGAGCATGCCCTGATCGGACACGCCCATCTCGAAGGCTGTTGCTTGCGCACGCGGTTCTAAGAGTCCGCGATAACAGGAGTCGTGGACCACCGCTTTAGTGACGTCCTTGGCCACCTCCGCGGCAGCGCTCGAATTAGGATTGCTTCTCTGCTGTTGCAGATAAGCAGCCGCGTCCGCAGCGCTGCGAGTGGCTAGAGCCGTCGCGGTCACTACGGACATGGACAGAGCCAGGGAGGTTGACGTTTTGCCAACTCCTTTTGGCCCGCTCATGAGATAGAGGCCGGGGTACAGGGGGATATACGCGTCGTTCACGCCATCCGTTCCCAGCACGTGAGCACACGGGCTGGTGACGGAAGGTAGTGAAGCGTAGGACTGAGTTTTCATACTACAGATTGAGCTTAGAGCTCCATTCCTTTCCGATTAGGGCTTTCAGGTATACTGCGGTTTCCGAGGGCCGCAACCCTTCAAACTGACCGGAAGCCAACTTCTCTTCGGGTGAGAGCAAATAGTCCTTACCCAGAAGCCAGTTGGCGTTCTGATAGATGGAAGCTTCGTTGGCGAGGCGTGACCTCTCGATCACCGCCTCGCGTTCGACACCTTCCCACCCGTGCGCGAACTTCTCAAGAAGAGAGTTCTCATACGGGTACACGTCTCTCGCAACCTCGGGCATGCCGAACGCGCGGTAGACTTTGCGTTTCTCGACCCAACCGAAGCAAGGATACTTCCTGAAATTGGAGCCTGGCGCTCGCTCGTTCAGATAAGTCTTGCTAAGGTAGGATTGCTGGCCGAGCCGCCAGCCATACTCGGACCAGAGGAAGCCTAAAAACTTCTTAGGCTCCTCGGGCTCCGCTTTCACGAACTGAGACATGAAGGGGACGACCTGGTCTAGCACAGCACGGTCACCAAAGACGGCGTTGTCGTCGCCGTAGTTGAGGATCCGCATTCGACGGTCACCTCCTTCGAGCACCCAGTTGATAGCGGCGTGCTCGGGCACGCCGAGCACCTCCACGGCAAACTGACCGTACAAGGCGATAAAAATCTCCTTCTGTACGGGAGCCACCGCGGAGTGGCCGCTGGCAAACTGCTCGCTCCAGCCCCCTTCCCGATCCGGCCAGAGGAGCCATCGGCTCTTGTGGTCGTCTGCGGGACATAGGAAAGGTAGCGAGTCGAAAATAGCGTTGACTTCGGCGTATAAGCCTCCGATCATAGCTGACCGCAGCCTGACGCATGAAGCGGTGCTGCGTTCAAAGTGCTTCACGTCGAACGCGAGTAGCTCGCCCATACCACCATGAGTGGCATGAGGAGCGTACATGTTGTGCGACGCGAACGGGTGAATGATCTCAGCGTTGTGCATAGCCGTGTCAAAAATCTGGTTGAGCAGGTTCAACACGGGCAAGTTAAAAACCAGGCGAGTGCGAGACGCGACTCTCTCACCGTGTTTGGTTTTTACTGTACGCTGGGAACGTCCGATCTTTTGCTCATACACCTTCCCCTCGCTATCGATGAAGATGTAGTCACGCTCCTTGTCCTTAGACTCTGCTTGCAGTCGAACGTTCATGATAATGAACGCTTCGCGCAGCCAGTCCAGGTCCCCTCTTACGGCCCGCTCGAAGTAAGGTCGAATGGCTTCGATCTTAACATCGGGTCGGCCGAACACGGGCCATCCCAGACGAGACGTCTTGTTAAACGTCTGAATAGGAGCCTTCAACGTAGGCATCAACCTTTGCAGAATGGAAGGGTACCACTTCGCGAAGAGGTCGGTCAATGGCTGCGTGTCTGACGTCTTAAAGACGTGTGGCACTGGCCGTGACCGCATTTCGACGGTGGTACACCCGACAAGCTCCTCCATGTTAAAATGTGAGAAGATGTCGTCCTGCATACTGAAGTGAGACGGCCAGTCATGTACCGTTGGAACGGATAACTGAGCGCCTCTCCTCTTGTTGACGATCTCGTGAGCTAGCTCCTGGTCAGGGAAGGCCGCGGTGAGATAGCCTCCGCTCCGAGAAGCGGAGGCTCTCAACGAGGCGATGCCCATGCCCATCAGCTCATCAACCTGCTCGAGAAATCAACCGGAGCGGGTTTCTGAGAACGGGCTTCCTTGGCACGATCGTTGAAGCCTTTCAGTCCGGCACGAAGGTCGAAAGAAGGCTTCGACTTCGCGCTCTCGATAGTGGGTGAGGCGAGTACGTGAGACGCGGGCTCCGCGTGCAGAGCGGGAGCCGCCTTTCCGTGCTCGGCCATCGGTCTGATGGCCGAATCCGGAACGTTGTGCTCACCGGCGACGCGGCGCTTGGCAGCGTCGTCCTCTTCGCCTTCTTTGGAATACACTACAACTTCCTTTGTGGTTTTAGGATCCACGAAGAAACCCACTGGACGCTTCGTGTCATCCTGAGACCCGTCATCTTTTTCGTCATTCATGATTCACCTCAAAATTGGTTAGGAGCCAGACGAGAAAGGAGATCGCACCCAGCAAAACCACCAAGATGATGGTCCACTCGGCAACGCGCTCCTCGGGATCTTTTTGTTGTCTATGCATCATAGTTTCCTGGAGTGCACTCCTCACACGTGCAGACACGGCGAGGAGGAGCGTAAACGGAGACGTCCTGAAAGGGTTCTTCGTCTTCAACGGTAGCAAAGGCCGCACACTGCTTGGTGCTTGCCTTAGGCATAGTGCTCCGCGCCTGAACCTCCAGAACGTGAAGCAGATCGCACAACATAGCGTTGCTAGCGCACTGTGCTTCTGCGATGTCGACGAGCGCCATCCGCAGAGTAGTCTCAGCGCACTCGAGGTGCCCGAGCGGCTGTTCGCCCAGCTTGACGTAGACCAAGGCGTTAAGTGCCTTGATGATGTTGATACGAGCCGAGCGCTCGCGCGCAACAATAAAATCGATTCGTGTCTTAGACATATAAAGAGGCCTTCCTTGTGGTAGGTGTTTCTAGCTATATTTTCTACTGTAACCAGGAGGCCAGAAGGGACTTCACCTGGTTGAATAACTCGGCGCCGATCGCGAGACCGACGCCAAATAGAGTAGCTTCACCTAGTCGACCGGCGGCGGAGCTCGTTCGACGTAGCGCTTCGATAAGAGAAGTAAGCATGTTAATGCTTCTTCTCCTTCTTCTTGTCATCATGGGGCAGGAGCTCTCCCTCATGATCCAGGATTGCGTGGATCAACCCGTGGAGGTTGAGTTCTCCATCGCGCACGCCTCCGAACCGCTTTCCTCCATCCTCGTACCAATAGATAGAGAACGTTGGTTTATTGAGAGGTTCGCCGTCCTCGGCGATACTCCTCTCGTAGATAGGAGCGAGAGAGATGGCCAGAAGGTGAATCTGGTGCTCAGTCCGCACTTCGAAAACGAGGTGCTCAATGCCGTCACGGACTGCTAAGCGCCGGGTCGCCACCATGGGATAGCGACCGGGCTTAGTGAGGCTCGTAGCGTCGTACTTCTCACCCTTAAGAGTGAGCTCCTTGTTTACATCCTTGTCCGACATGTTATCACCGTCCTTCTTTCGAGTTGAGACGTGCCTGGAGCATGTCGATGAAGCCGTCCATTTGAGGGACGAAGTCATCGTACCGATGAGCGTTACGCTCGTCGCGCTCAAGCGCGACACGTTGAACGAAGGAGATGAACTCCTGCGCCTTATCGGGCGTCATGTGATCCACAGCATACATGAAGCAACCGACAACATCAAGCGCTTCATCGATGGTGCGGTGCGGCTCGGGATCCTTCCCGAAGGCGGGATAGGTACCAGCCAGCTCATAGCCTTCCTCGTGAAGCTTTGAGATAACGCTAGCCATGTTAGGGCTAATCGCAACCTTGCGCGGGACGCGGAGATAGAGCTCGCTCTTCACGGGCGTAGCGCCTTCTTCCGTGTACTCCGATTGATAGTGATTCGACATGTTTCAGTCTCCGGTTGTTAGGGGTTACACGCGAGGCGACAACCTGCGCCATAGCGTTCGGATGGTTTCCAAGGGGGTAAAAGTCT